CCTCGAGGCGGCGAGGACTGTGCTCCCGGAAGCGATACGTCTCGCACCTGTCCGCACCGGGGCGCTCGCGAACTCTCTCCGCGCTACCGCAACCCGCACCGGCGGCCGTATTCGCGCCGGTACTGGATCGGTACCGTACGCAGGCCCGATCCATTTCGGATGGCCAGCGCGACGCATCAAGCCGCAGCCGTTCGTTTACGAAGCACTCGACCCGCGACGTGACGAAGTGATCGACGTATACGTCAAACGCCTCAACCATTTGATTGAGCACTATGGAATCGCAACCGATAAAGCCGGCAACGTCTTCGGTGGAAACTAGGCTCTAGGTATGGCGCGTCAGAAATCGATCTCGATCCCTATCACCGGGAATAACGCGCCGCTCCGTAAAGCCCTTAAGGATTCGGAGAAGCAGCTCACCGCGTTCGGCAAAGCGCAGAAAAGCTGGAGTGCCGCAACCGCCGCGGCCTACGGCGTCGCCGGGTCGGCCGTCGGCCAGTTCGCAATCGATTCCGTGAAAGCGGCGATGGAAGATCAGAAAGCGCAAGCGCTTCTCGCCGACCAACTTCGCAAAACCGTCGGCGCGACTTCCGGGGCGATCAAAGCGTCTGAGGACTTCATTACGCAACTCATGTTTGCGAGCAATGTCACCGACGACCAGCTTCGCCCCGCTCTCGCTCAACTTGTCCGCGTCACCGGCGACACAACCTCAGCCCAAAAGCTTCTCGCGACTGCCGTCGACGTATCCGTCGGCTCGGGCAGAGATCTCTCCGGCGTCGTCACGGCCATCGGTAAGGCGGTACAAGGTTCGACCGGCGGCCTCGCAAAACTTGGTATTCAGCTCGAGGGCTCTGCCGCTAAAGGCGGCGAACTTAATGCGATCATGGCCGAACTTAACTCGAAGTTCGGCGGAGCAGCCGCCGCCGCGGTAGATACGACCGCCGGGCGTATCGAAAACCTCAATGTTCGTTTTGGTGAAATGAAAGAAACGATCGGGACGCAACTCCTCCCGGTCGTAGCCGACCTTTCCGAGAAACTTCTCGCGGTCGCAACCAATGCGCAAGATAAGAATGTCGGCGGCCTTGCCAAAAGCCTCGGCGGTCTTGCGCTTGAGCTAGAAAAGCTGACCGATCCCGCGTCATGGTTCGCCGGGTGGATCAAAGATCAGCTTCCGTGGAATAAGCAAACTGGCGAAAGTGTCGACGATCTCAGAACCAAATATCAGGATTTGTCGTCGATCCTGACGAAAATCGGAGCGGAGAGTGAGGTCGCCGCTCAAAAGCAACGCGATCTCATGGCCGCGATGGCCAAGAACGACCTCAATACCTACGTCGATTCCATGCAAAAGCAGCTCGAGGCATTGAAGAAAGCCGAGGAGCAGCAGAAGAAGAACCGGGAGGAAACCGATCGGCAAGCCGCGGCCGACCGCAAAGCGAAAGCCGAAGCAAAATCGGCGTATCAGGAACGCGCTAAAGATCTCCGCGAAACCCTCGGCAAAGCCCTCGAGGACTCGAAAAAGCAGCTGGAGGACGCCCAGAAAGCCGCGCAAGCGTTCGGCGACTCGTTCGCCTACAGCTTCGGCGTGTCGCTCGCCGGTGCATATTCAGACGCACAAGACGCCGAAACCAACTACACCGACGCCCTCAAGGCCCGTAAAGACGCCTACGACGCCCTCGACCTCGCAAAGCAAGGGACAGACCTCGACGCCTATCTCAAGGCTCTCAAGGACGTAGAGGCCGCGGAGAAGGGCGTCACGACCGCGCAGCAGGCTCGCGTCACCCCGGCCGCGGCTTTCGCGAAGCAGATTGCCGACGCCAAAACATTCGGCGCGAACTTGAAGACTCTGATCGGGTCGCCCTACAACCTTGGCCAAGCCGGACTCCAGCAGCTCCTCGACCTCGGCCCCGGAGCCGGAGCACAAGTCACCAGCGACCTGATCGCCGGCACCGCAGGCTTCTCCGTCGGCGACCTCAACGCGAGCCTCGCAGACCTTGCCGGTGTCCAAGCTGGCCTCTCCAGCGGTATTACCGCGGCCCTTGGCGGCCAATACACCTCGGCCGTTACGGCGGCCCAGTCTCAAGTCGACGCCCTCTCAAGCGCGTCGATCGGCGCTCCCGGTGCCGGGCAAGGTTTCACGATCGTCATCAATACTGGGGTAGGCGACCCGGTCGCGATCGGTGCTCAAGTGAAAAGCGTTCTCACCTCATACGACCAGAGGGCCGGCAAGCTTACGGTGCAAGGCCCGAAGAAGAAAGCGAAGACCCGCTAATGGCCTCAGGTTTCCCCGGCTCGATCGATAGTTTCACGAACCCGCTCTCTAACTCGGCGCTCAATTCGCCGTCCCACGCTGGCCAGCACCAAGACCTGAACGATGCGGTAAACAAGATCGAGACCTATATGGGCCTCGTAAAAGTCATCCCGACGAGCGTGGCAAATGGAACTGTCTCGGCATCCGGCACCATTGCCGCAACTAGTGGGGTCGCATCTTTGAGCGTAAATGGGGCATTTACGTCTGGATATGCAAATTATCTTGTCCAATTTGTAATGGTTCTTTCAGCAAGCGCCGAATTGAGAATCCGCTTTCGATCATCTGGAACGGATGAAACTACTTCTCACTATGGAGCTATCACGCGAATCCAACCAAATAGCGCAACGGTTACCGTGACGCAAAATAACGGAGGCGCCTATTATCTCATCGCTGATAATTCAATATCCGCCGACATTCGCGGCCGAGTCGAGATTTACAGTCCCCAGCTAACAACGACGACTTATTCATCGCACCAAGCTTCCGGCGCAGGAGCAACAATGTATGCATATACCGGCGGCGATTATCACACGCAAGCCGTTGCCTACGATGGTTTCACTATTTACCCTTCAACAGGCACCATAACTAGCGCAACGATCCGCGTCTACGGCTACCGAAACTAAATGCCGATCAACTACGACCAGTCCGGCGTCGTCTACGACTCGACGACCTACACCTACGACGGAGAAGTCTTCTCCCCGTCGGTGTTCCCGACCGCTGGCGTATTCATTGCATGGAACGACGGCCCCTACGTCGCTAACCCGGGGTGGACAGAAATCACCCCGTACGTCCGAGAAATCTCGATCCGCCGCGGCCGCGCCGACGACTTTGAGCAATTCGACACCGGCACCGCCCAACTCGTCCTCGACAACCGGGCGCGAACTTTCGACCCGTTCTATACGAGCGGCCCGAACTACTTAAAGCTCACGCCTCGACGGCAGATCAAGATCGTCGCCCAGATCGGCGGCGTAAACTATGACGTTTTCCGCGGATATGTCGCAGGCTGGCCGGTCTCATGGTCGGAGGCCGGGTATGACTCGACGGTAACGATCCAAGCTTTCGACGCTCTCGGCCTCATGGCTAACGAACAAGTCCCGACCGACTGGCCGAACTACTACACCCGCAACGCCTCACCCTACGCATACTGGAAACTCGACGATCCACAAGCCGCCGGTTCAACGAAAGAACAAATCGGCACGACAACATGGAGTGTCTCTGGAACCTCCGCTAACGCGGCCGTCTTCCGCCAAGGAAACTCGGCAAGCCCTACCACGCCCGGAACATCCACCTATTTCGACCAATACATCTTCTTGCCGTCGTGGGGCGAAGATAACCCGTGGGGCGGCCTCACCAACGCCCCAAACGCCGCAACCTTTGCAGGTTTCGGATGGAACCCAAGCGGAGCCGCATGGTCGACGATGCTTTTCTGGGGCCGCTCGATCTACGTTTCCGTCAGTAGTGCCGGCGTACTTACTGTCAGTTGTGCCGTCAATAACGGCGGCGGCCTCAACACTAAGACCGTGTCATTCAACGCCGGCACCGCACGTTTTAACCCGGGTATCCCAACACATTTCGTGATCGTCGCCTCAACGACGACCGGGCCAGACTGGGACACCATCGCGGTCTATATCAACGGAAGCCAAATATCCGGCACCCTTTCCACCACAATCGGCGGAAGCCTTTTCCTTTCTAAAACTTATTTATCTTTCAACGCCGGATCGTTCCAAGAAGTCGCGTTCTGGGATCGAGCACTTACGTCTTCCGATGCAACCGCGATCGGCAAAGCGGCGGCCAATACATTCTCCGAAACCACGA